GTCCACGCCGGTCACCATCCGGTCGAGGTACTGGTCACCGTTGCCGAACGGAACCATGTCGCTCGACCAGGCGCACGAGAACTCCAGCACGCCGTAGCCACGCATCACGGAGTGGTCATAGGCCCACTCCGAGAACTCCGGCCAGTTCAGCGAGCCACCACGGTGGGCCATGGTGGGGTGGTTCGTGGCCGCGAGCAGGTCGTTCACCGACGCGTAGCCGGGGTACCAGATACCCAGTTCGCCCAGGTTCCGCTCGGTCGTGCCATTCCATTCAGTGACATAGATCGTTGCGCCGGTGCCATCCTGCGCGGGGACCGGAGCGAGAGTTCCAGGAATCGCCAGTGCCAGGTACGCGGAACCCGAGATGGACGGAAGCGTCTGGCTCTCACCGGGACCGCCTGCCGTGGTGCCGGTGACGACCTCCCATGCCGCCATGACGGTGGCGCGCGTCACTGCGGTGTTGGCCTGGTCGGTCATCGAGCCATGGATGCCGATCAGGGTGGACCCAGGAGGGTTCACCCAGGTCAGCGCACCCGGCGAGACGAGTTCGTTGCCGGTGCCGTAGATCACCAGCGAGTTGGGCGCGACGGTGAACGAGGACGGGTATCCCGGAGGGCCGCCGGTCCAGCCTGTGCTCTGGAAGAGGGTCGGGTCCGCACCCCACGGCGATGCGCCAGTGCGTGGACGAACGACGAAGATCATGCCCACCTGGCGGGCGAAGGCGTTGCCGGTCAGCGTGAACACGTAGTTCGCGGGCTCGCTGGTGGCATCCGTGACGTAGTGCGCGTAGATGCCGGAGAGCCGTGTCGCCGCCGTGACAGCAGGCATCGGCGCGATAGCCCTACGGCTCCATCCAGCCAGGGTGTAGTCCGTGGCCTGAGCACTGGTGCCGTTGCGGAGAACCGCCACGAGAAGGTCGCCGTTCTGCACGGTGACGCCGACGCTCGGCTTCGGGATCGTCAGCGTCGTCATGACAACGCCGTTGGACTCCCCGAAGGTGGGGGAGCCTACGACGACCGGGGCGACAAAGGTCATCACGCCGCCGATCGAATAACCAGCGTGTTCGCCGGTGTACCTCCGGGGACAAGACCTGCCGCGCTGAGCCAGACGCCGCGTACCCAGCCTGTGGTGTTGAGTCCTGCGACAGCCGCGACCGGGACAGCCGCGTCAGCCTTCGCCTGCGCCGAGTTCGCCGCAGTCTGGGCCGTGACAGCCTTGCCATCCGCGGTGGCCGCGGCGGCAGTCGCGGAAGCGGCGGCGGTTTCAGCGCCGTTGGCCGTTGCCTTGACCTGGGTGTCGAAGGTGGAACGCGCGGCGTACCAGGGGTCGGTGTTCTCTGCGGGCGGGTTCGCGGTAATCGCCATGATTCTCTCCTTGCAACGGGAACGGCCCCGCCTGGCGAGGGCCAGGTCGGGGCCGTTTCAGTCAGTGCCCGTAAGGGCCGTGACCGTAGGGCCCGTGACCGTAGCCCGAGCCGGGGCCTACGGGAAAGGGACGGTGACGGGAGCGGAAACCCACTCGCCGTTCTGCGACGCCTTGATCGTGTACGTTCCGGGGGTGGCGTAGGTGTACGAGGTCGCGCCAGGTGCGGCCACGTAGTCCCACGATCCGTCTCCGAAGTCGTACCAGATCGGGCCGGTTCCGGGAGGCGTCACCGTGAGTGCAACCTCCATCGGGTCCGTGCCTTCGACGGGGACCACAGCGGTGAGCGCGGAAAGCGACGGGTCCTGAACAGGACGAGCGCCACACGCGGCCTCCGGAGGGGCCACGTCCACGATCATGGTGCGGAGTGCAGTCGAGGACGAGACCGGGCTGGTCATCGGGCCAGGAGTCGGGGTAGCCCCGCCGCCCAGCATCACGTCGTAGGGACCGACACCCCAGGAATTGCCCTCCTTCGTGTTCGCGCCGGTGAGCGTGAACGTGACCGCACCGTTCTCCACGGTGAAGTCGCCCAGGATGCCGCCGGTGAGGAACGGCAGGAGCAGGTAGCCGTACGAACCCTCGGCACCGGCCGTCGAGCAGGCGTCTCCGGCAGGAGAGCCAGCCCAGACTTCGAGCGCAAAGTTCGAGTTGTCCAGGGTGATCTTGGTGTCCACGTCGAAGCCGATGACGGTCGAACCATCCGCCGCGAGGACGACCGGCTGACCGGTCACCAGCGAGAAGAGTTCGGGGTCGACCTCACAGAACGCGATTTCGATGCCGTACCCGACGAGTGACGTGACCGCCGCCTCGTAGACACAGACCTCGCCAGCGGCGTTCGTGACGTTGATTTCGTCGGACTCCGTGGTGTTCGCGGTGAACGCGACACTGATGAAGCCCTTCGATACGACCGATGTGTCGTCTCCGTAGATCGGTCGACCACACGAGTCCAACTTCGTGACCCGGATGCGCCGCCCCTTGACGAGAGACAGGCACTTGGTAGCGTGCGATGCCATCATTCCTCCTGTTCTGCCGTGCGGATAGCGGCGAGCATGTCGGCCTTCTTGGTGGCGTCACCCAGATCGACCTTGTGGGCTTCGGCCCACCCCTTGATGTCGGCGTTCTTCCAGGAGTCGTCAGGAAAGTCAGACTTTTCGTCTTCCTCTTCCGGCTCTTCCTCGGGTGCCGCACCCAGACCTTCTTCGTACTTCTTGACCACCTTGATCGGGGCGATGTAGCCGCCGATCGTGGTGCGCACCACCGAGGGGTCCTCCCCTGCGGCGGCGGCGGCATCCAGGAGCGCCCTTGCGACCTCCCGGCTCCGGGGTCCGACGACCCCGTACCCGTCTTCGACTGCCATTACGTGACCTCGATCGTGATGTGGTTCGACTCCGTGATGCCACTGGTGGCCCACAGTTCCACCGAGTCGCCGGGACCGGTGTCGTCACCCGTGACGTTCCAGACGAACTCGATCGGGGTGACCTGCGTCATCTCGCCAGCGGTGACATCGGGGCCACCGTTGATCGAGTAGTGCAGGGTGACCTCGTTCGCGGGGACCACGTTCGCCTGAGCGATGATCGTGGCATCCGTGCCGTCCGGGATCGGGCTGGACGGGATCGAGCCGAGCAGAAGCGTGAGCGGAGTCTCGGGGTCTTCGGCCGGGGGCTCTTCATCCGCCGGGGGGTTGAGCGTCACGGTGATGACCGCGCGGAAGAGGCAATCGACGGCGACGGCGTAGAGCCGCTCCGCGATAGCCATCTCGACGTTGGTCGTCAGGTCCTTCGCCGTCGTAGTGACTGTCGGCGAGACGTACACGGTGGGCCAGCCGATCACGAAAATCTTGTCGGCGGGCACCACCCAGGACGCCAGGATCGGCGTGCCGTTCGCGGTATACATCAGGCCGGTCTTGAAGTCACCGTCGATGACACGGGTTGCGGCCATGATGTCGGCCACGCCACGGTTCATCATGATGATCGGAAGACCGGCGTACTTCTGGTCGGCGTACTGATCAGCGGCGGCGACGGCGAACTCGAAGTTGCCGGTTCCACCAGCCACTCCGGCACCAGCCCAGCCCGCGAGGACTGCCTCCAACTCGGAGTGCTCACCGCGATTGAGAAGAGCCTCAGCACGCTCTGCGTACTCGCGCTCCGAGTTGACCTCGATGAAGCACTCGACTCCGGCGTACTGACCGAAGATCGACGTGATGCCGTTCTCGACAGCGATGCCGGAGGCGTCCTTGTCGCCGGTCTGCACCGTTCCCCAGCAGAGGCCAGGAGCCACGGACGGGAAGGCACAGCCTTCGGAAAGGTACTGGATGTTGGCCGCGGCACCGAGTCGCTGGGTGACGATGAAGTCACCGACGATCGCCTTCAGACCACCCTTACGCGGCGGGCGCGTGGGAGTGGGGACGAGAACCATAGGGTCTGCCATGATGACGCCCTCCCTTCAGAGTTGGTTCCCCCCGCGCCGACTGGGCCAGCAGACGCGGGGGGGCGAACTCACGGGGTGACGACGGTTTCGCCGACGTTGGCCGCGCCGGTGTTGCCTTCGACAGACGAGATGTCGATCGAGACCTTCACGCCAGTTCCGCAGGTGTTCGCGATCGCGAAGCCTTCCTCGAAGAACGCGGCGGTGTAGGTGTTCGTGGTGAGCAGTTCGTGGTCGTACACGGTGTCGAGGTCGACGACCGGCAGACCGAGGCGAACGAACGCACCAGCCGGGTACAGCATGGCCTCCAGCACATCCGGGAACGAGGTCCATGCCCCGGTCGCCGTGGTGTTGAAGGGCTGGTAGTCGTAGACCCACTGCACCGACAGGTTGCGCACACCGAGGTAGCGCTGGATGTCGGCATCCGTGACGGCCAGCAGGTCGACTCCGGTGCGGCGGGACAGGTCAGCACGGAAGATTTCCTTCGCCCACACCGGGAGGATGACCTCGATGGTGGCGTTGGGGCTCATCGCGTACATCGTGCGGAGGCGAACCGCCTGAATGACCAGGGCGTCGAGGATGTCCGACGTGGTTGCGCCGACCTCGACGTAGTTGACCGCGGCACCGATGATGGTGCTGATCCGGCTGATCGTCTGGGCGTTCAGGCGACGAGCCTGACCGACGATGGCGAGTTCGAGGACGCGACGGACCAGTTCGGGGTAGGCCGCGTTCGTGAGCAGACCGGCCGTGATGCAGAAGCCGACTGCATCGAGGCGGACCTCGGTGAACGGGGGGCACTCGACCGCGTAGCAGGGCTTCACGGTTCCGGCCTCGGCCTGAGCCTCGGTCTGGATGAAGCCGAAGTCGGCATCCGCCAGGAGCGCCGCGAAGTCCGGACCCTTGGTGAAGTTGATACCACCACGACGGGCGGTGACCTCGGGGATCGAGAGCAGGCCCTCGGTCGTCTCCAGCGAGCAGAAGTCGTAGAGCGTCTCGGACGGGGCGCACCAGCCACCAGCCGCGACGAGCGATCCACCCGGCAGGCGGGACTCCTTGGCCGCGGCCATGATCGTGTCGTACTGCTTGTCCAGCGGCTCGTCCATGCCGGTGGTGAACTCGTTGTCGGGCTTGCGAATCTTCGCGACACCGAAGCGCTGAGCCTTGTCGGAGAGGCCGTAGATGCCGGGCTTCATCTCCTTCTGGCCGTTCATCTGGCCCTGGTTGAAGGAGCGGCTCCGGGCGAGGAACGCCGAGGCGACCTCGGTGAGGTCAGCGAGTTCCTGACCGTTCGAGAATCCGGGAACGTCGGCGGATGCGACGAGCGTCGCACTCTCCCGGCGCTCGGGGGCCTCAACTTCGGGTGCCTTCGTCTGAGCGATGGCGACGGTGCGACGTGCGGGCTTGGGTGCCGGGGCGGCGGCCACGACGACCTCCTTCTGCTCGGCCTCTGCGTCCGCAGACTCTTCGGCATCCTCTTCGGGTTCCTCTTCCTCGGCCGGGGTGTCCTCGACAGGGGTGGAGTCCTTGGTTGCGCCCCGAAGAGCGGCGATCTTCTCGGCGCGCGCGGTGTCCGCGGCCTCACGCTCGACAACGAGAGTGTCGATTTCGGCGGAGTCTGCCATCAGGGCTTCGGCCTGGGCGATCTGCTCGTCGGTGAGGTCTGCGTCGTCAGTGGCCATGATGGCCTGCGCGTCAGCGATGGCTTCCGCGCTCAGTGCGCGAAGGGCGTCAAGGTCAAGACCCTCGAAGGTCTCCGGCTTCTTGAACATGTGATTTCACTCCTTGTGAGGGTCCGGTGAACGTGGATAGCGGCTACGCCAGTCACGCTCCGGTCTACGACAGGAGTGAGTCGAGATATTTATAGCAGGTGTTCGCCTGAAAAGTGGGACTTTTAGAAGATCACGTCGGAAAGCAGGACAACTTCACCGATCGCGAACACCAGCCCACCGATCACCATGATGAGGGCGTGAGTGGGCTGGGCCGGTCGCGACACCAGGAACAGGATCGCACCGACAGCAAAAATGACGAGCCCTATTACGGCGACGGCCGCGAAGAAGATGCTCATGACTGGGCCCGGTAGGTCCCGCCGAGGCGCTTCTGCGCCGCGACGGCTTCGACCTCGGTCTTGTACGTCTTCCGCTCACCGGCAGGAGACGTGTGAACGTACGTCTTGTTCGCGGGCTGGGTCTTGTTCTTGCCGCATGCGCAGGCCATGGCTACTCCTTGATTCTGGTGCGAAGGGTTTCGATGCGCTTGGCGCGCAGGGACTCGCGGATCGGCGCGGCCTTGGCCGCCACCTTCTCCTGGTGGCGGTACTCAGCGACGGCGGTACGAGCGATCCCTGCAACGAGTTCCACGTCGATACCGCCGCCGGAAGCAGTGACGACAGGCACCGACTCAGGCATGACGATGCCCGCCGCCACGAGAGCAGTCTGAACTCCGTTCGCAGATGCCGCAAGGGTGTGCGGGATGGGCAGGCCGGGGACGTTGACCACGAGCGCGGCCACCATTTCCAGGTTCCCGCGAATCTCGCGCCAGTCACCGGAGAGACGACCCGAGGCACGGAGGGCATGACGCTGTTCGTCGGTGCACGACGGGCGCAGGCGACCGGAGAACCAGATGCCGAACTCGTCTTCACCCACGGTGATGTCCGCGACGGCGGCACCGGTGTTGTCGTAGTGCGCCGCCGCGACGCGGGCGTTGGCCCGGAGCGGAGCGTGCCCGGTGTCCATGGTGATCTGGCCGACGCGAACGGGGCCGGTGTCGGTGTCCAGGGTGCCGGTGGCGTAGTACCAGTAGTCCGTCGACGAGTGCGGCGTCTCGGTGCAGACGCCGGTGATGCCGATGTGGCAGACACCCCACTGCGCGACGTAGCCATAGACGTGATCGCCCAGAACCTCGACGCCGATCCGGGGGTCTTCCATCTCGACCCGCGCGAACAGGTTGTAGTCGAAGGTGTAGTTCGCGGATGCCACCAGGTTGAAGATCGGGGCAGGCTCACCGGATGCCACCAGGTTTCCCTTGGCGTGGGTGGCAGGCCAGATGCCCAGCGCCTCCTTGTGCATGTTGGCGCATGCACCTGCGAGCCACTTCGGGTTCGCGATGTACTTGGCCAACTGACGGCGGCACCGGTTGAAGTCGCCGGGAGCGCCCCACTTGATCTTGGCGGCACCCTTGCCGTTGACCCAGTACTGCCGGATGCGGCCGGTGGGGATCGGGTGAGTGATCCAGCCGGGACCGTCGTGGGTACCGGGCGCGAACTCATCGTGGATCACCCGCCCGAAGCGGTCGGTGGGAGTGCCAGCCGAGGCGAGGATCGCCTCCGGCTTCTCCTGGTCCAGCCAGATCAACTGCTCGTTGGGGTCCAGCGACTCGTACATCGCCAGTTCCTCCGGCGACAGCACGGTGAGGTCGACGATCGAGACGGCCCAGCCATCCGGGATCAGGTCGGCCTTGCCGAGAGCACGAGCCCGCTTCTTGATATGGGCCTTGGCGGCGGCGGGGTCCTTGGCGCGACCGATTGCCTGGATCGCGTTCCGCAGGTCCTCTTCATTCTCGATCGGGAATGAGCCATCCGGGAGAGCATGACCGGCATCCGCCGCCTTCTTCCGCTTCTCGGCGGGGAAGTCGCGGAAGGCGTCGTAGCCCAGTTCGATGTCGAGGTTCTCGTCGACCTCTTCGGGTCCGTCGTCGTTGCAGACCGCACAGGCGGCCAGTGCCTCCGGGCTGAGTTCGTCGGCGAACTCGTGGCCCAGCCCGACGAACGCCTCCTGGAAGGCGGGGATGGGAACGATCGTGACACCGGCGATGCGGGCGTGACTGAACACCGTGACCGGCATCTTGCCGTCGTCCTGGTACTCGGTGTCTGCGGACATGTCGACCTCGACATCATCCACGTCCACGGAGATTCCGCGCACAGTGCCGTCGATGATCCCCTCAATCACCGAAGCAGTGTGCTCCTTGCTCAGGACGAGAGCGCCGCGGAAGCGCATCTCGTTGCCCTCGCGGAAGATTTCGTCAATCCGGCCCACGGTGGCAGACCCGTTATGCCCATCACCGGAGAGCAACTGGTACGCGATCGGCAGAGGAAGGTCGCGATTGGTCAACGCTCCCTGGCCGAACTGGCGACCGTCTCCGGTAGGCACGCCCTCGGGCGCGAGCACACCGTGGACCGGAATCTCGGTGATTTCCTCTTCGTCGTCTTCGAGTTCGTCGGGCGGAAGGTCCTCGTGCGGTTGCACAATGGGCTCCGTGTCCACGTCGCTGTCGATCGCGAATGTCGTCGGGCTCACGTTCAGTTCCCCTCTCACAGCCGCAGGCTGGATGATGCACCGGCAGTTGATCCAGATTTCCGGCGGGCCTACGGGGTCTCCGGGGAACCGAAGTTCGTAGCCACCTACGTTGAATGGTGCCGCGATCGGGCGCAACTGTCCATCCGCCACGTCGTGAACCTCACGCACGGCGCTGTCGTGCATGGTGGTCCACCGCTTGTTGCGGACGCCGCGTGCACCGGCCGCATTCCAGGTGGCATCGTTCACGGTGTAGGTGCCGACCCAGCGGGTGACGCGCGCGAGCGATACCTCTTCCGGCGGGTTGCCGGTGTTCTCGGTGTCCTGCAACGACGCGGCCAGAGAGTCCTCGAACCGAGTCCGGCGAGGCGAGTCCGGGTCCGCGTTGGGGGACTCGTCGATGTAGACCTGTTCCCAGATGGCGGATGCCGCCGTGACCAGTCCCTCGTACCAGTCGGCTTCGCCCTGACCGT